TTCCATCAAATGTTATAGTCTGATTATCCCACGTAGTAGACTTTTTAAATAATTCTTTATCTTTTTCATCAAAGCTTATCTTATCTATTCCCGAAGTATCTGTTATATATAAATTAGTTACCGAGTTATCATCAGTAACAAGATTAGACATTTTAGCAATTTGAGGAGAGATCTTTTCAGCAAGTCTTATACTATCAGGATGGATATTTACAATAACATCTCCGCTGCCACTATGAACTATACTAACATTCTCATTAGAGTCACTGTTTGAAATATACACTCTCTCACCTTTCTTTTTTCGCCGTTAGTACTGCTTTTAAATATTTATAAGCTTCATTAATCATTTTCCAAACTGTTTTCGAATCTAAAGAACTAACCAGAGGAAGTAACGCAACTGTAGCATCACGAATGTGAATGATTAAATCCGTTTCAAATGATCCCTCACGAATATCATGAATAGTCACATATACATTCTCGCGGTCCTTTTCAGTCATATGTTGTCGATTTTCGACTAACAAGTATGTTTTCTCAACAATCTCATTAAATAAACTCAACGATTCACTCAAATAATATAAATTGTACCCATCTTTTTTTGATAAATAATCCCCTGAAATATTAAAAGTTACTTTTTGAACATCACTCTGATTCATTAAAAGCTTTTCATTCATAAGATGCCATCCTTTTTACTTTTACTATACCAAGTAAAAACCTCCAGTTCAAATATTAACAGGCTGAATCATTAACACGTTTTTTAAACTGCTATATCATCATGTGATTATAGATGAGAAGTGAAGCGCAGACTTAATATATTATTTTATTTGTAATCATCTTCACTTCTCTACTCTATAATATTAGCATGGAAAAACATGTCAAACGGGTCAATAAACGGGTCAACTTTTTAATATCCTAGTCTTTCAGCAATTTTATAAATAATCTCTTTCCGTTTTCTTTTTGCTGTGCTTTCACTAATATTCAACTTACATGCAATCCATAACCATGTTGGTCTACTCCTATCCCAATATCTGAATTGTACAAGTTGTTTATCTTCATCAGACAAAGTATTCAATACTGTTTCAATTGCTCTCACAGTATCAGACATCCTTTGTATTTCCCTATCCATTTGTAATAACATCACACGTTGTTCCACTTCATTTGATATCTGGCCAGATGAACCACCGCCTTGATTTTCGTCTTTGAATTCTTGGTGTACTGATCCCATGACGATGTTTGCACGTTTTTCTAGTATTTTCTTTTTTTGTAGAATGATAGTAACGAAGTTCATCTTCAATTAATTTATAATGCGCTTGTCGTAATCGTTTTGACATTCAATCACTCTCCATCCAGTTAATTAAATCATTCAAATAAAACTGTGCTTTCTTCAAATCTTCAATGCCGTTCTTGTGTTCATAACGCGAAACGTATTTAAGTATGTTCCCAGCAACATAACTCGGATAATCCTTTACTTTAGCTTTAATGTAGTCAAGCGTTTCAATACCGCCCGCTGTGTAATGTGATGGATTATTTACGTTGTCAGTATTTTCGTTTTTTACAGACACTCCGCCGGCAGATAATGCTTTCATGGCATTTGCAGCGTCATCGAACCACTTCGCAACTTCGTCTTGTTTCACTTTGTATTTTTTGATTGGTGTATCAGGATATACTCTTTCACAATATTCTTTTGACGCAAAACCTAAATTAATATCATATTCTATTACTATTACAGTTTCCTTCTTAAAAATGTTCCAACAATTGTATTCTGTAGGTTTTTCTTTTGTATTCCATTCATATCCTTTTTTCTCCACGTACACCATCAACGCATCAAACTCTTCTTGTGTTTCTGTATGATATAGTTTCATAGTCTCCTCCTTGTTAAATTGGATTGTTCCTTCACGACTCATTTGTTCAATATATATATCTTGATTACCGTTCCATTTGCTTATCAATTTTCGAATATGGGTAAACAAAATTATCTCCTCCAAAAATCCAACAACATTTCAATTTTTCCAGGACTATATCTCCTAGATAATAGTTTTCCAATTGCAAAACCATTAAATTTCAATTTTGAGAAACTCTTTAAATTACCAAGGTCTGTAAATATATATTTCTCATTTCCTAATTCAACAATAAATTCATTATTATTTACACTCGTAACATATTTTTCTTTACTTTGTATAAATTCTTCAAATTCATATTTAGTTTCTGCTTGATTCCCACATATAACAAGAAATCTTTTCATTTTAATCCCTCCACAATCTTCAATGCTTCTTCTACACTCCTAGCTACTCCACATATAGCAGGTGTAATTTCCATTGCTTGTTGAAAGTTTCTCTGCTCTTGCCTTAACTTCCCGATTTCATTTTTCACTTCAATAAAGAACATTTTTCCATCCGTCCCGCGAAAACCGAATAAATCTGGAAAACCCTTTGGCAAACCTGTGTCAAAAATACGTCCATTCGGCATTCTAATTTTTCCCACATTGGCTCTGAAAACATAATGTCCTTTTTTTGCTAAGGCTAAGCGTATAGAATTCTGTATATCCATTTCTGCTGTCATTTTATACCTCCTAAAATCGAAGTTACCGAAAATGAAAAGTTACCGTAATGGGTAACCTTGAAATCAATTGCAACTCTAGTTGTTTCGGCGTTTTTTATCGTGGTTACCGAAAGATGTCAACTCTTTATATTTTTTACTTTTTTATAAATAGTATAAAGAGTTGAGGTAAAACGGTAACTCGGTAACTTTTCTCCCTAACGCTTAGAGGCTGTTAGTTTTTCGCGGTTACCCAAATTTTATTTACGGTAACTTACGGTAACTTTTGGGTGTTTTCGGTAACTTTTGTTTATAAAAATCAAACGACTTTCAATGTATTATTCTTTATGAAACACACATAAGTGACGGAATCTTTTGGTTGTTGGTAACGGTAAGGATGAATTCCTGTTGGAGTATCTGCGGGGTCAAACTTACCGCTTAATTTATGTTTACCTTTTTCCCAACCTTCTTCTGAAAGAATTTCACCAAAACGTTTATAAAACGAACGATCGCCAACTGGTTTTAAATTATTTGATTCGCAAAAATACTTATAAAACTCGTACACAACATAAAGTGGAATTCTAGTACTTTTATATTCTTTAAAAATACGTTCGTAATAATCTAAAATCGGGTCGTTATCTAATTTATATTCCTCCATGATTTTTTTTGATACATCTGGTTCAACAAATCGTTCAAAATCCATATTGATTGCATGAAATAAAATATATTGTAATACTTCTTTATTCTGTATATATTCATCTTTAATCTTCCAATTGTCTTTTCCACCTTTTAAATTAGCTTTAAATGGAACGATAATAAAACGGCGATATGTTCCATCTGTTTTATTACGCATTTTAGGCATACCATTAGTGGACTGAATCACTGTCATATGAAAATTTGCACTATATGGGTGTTTGTTTTTTTGTTCCACCATAATTTCATCACCCGTTACAACAGAATTAAAATTGGAAGAATCATCAATATACACACCAGCCGGTACATCGTCGCCGATGCAACAAACTTTTTCTTCTAAAATAGATAAGGAAAAACGTTCTTGAAATTGCGGCAGTTTTAGTGTTGCAATATTAGAATTTCCGATTAAATTACGCAATAACTGTTGAAAAGTCCCTTTACCGTTATTCCCATCGCCTAGCAACCAAATAGAACTTTTTCGTGAATAGTTTCCGTTCAAGGATGCGCTGATAACTTGCCACAACAGTGATGTTATTTGTTCATCACCACATGCTATTTCATCCAGCCATGTATGAACATCCCACCCATTTATGTTTTGTTTCGGTGGATTTGCAACATATGGCGTAGCTATTTTGGAAGTGAATACATAATCAGGCGTGAAGGCTTCTAATTTCTTTGTTTTAAGATTGAATACACCGTTTTTAACTGGTATAAGATACTTTGATACTGTTTTTTCTTTTACTTCGGCACCTTTCCACAAATGATAAATAACATCACTCGCTTTATTTGCATTTAGTGTTGGTTCTAAAAATCCGATAAAACGTCGAATGTAAGTCTCATTTTGTGTCCAAATGCCATCTTCTTCTAAATACATAGCTAATCGAGTGTTTTCATTCATATTAAATAGGCAGAAACGGAAGAATTCTTTCAGTATAATAGCGCAACCAATTGGTGATATAACGCTTGGTTGTTTTCCTTTCCCACCACTTATTAACCATTCTTCTTTTAGCTTTTCTAATTCTTTTTTACGTCTTTCATTTAATAATTGCGCCCAATTTTTACGCGACTTTAAGTTGATATTGTAACTGTTGCCACTCTGTTTAGGCGAGTAAACTTCTGAACAACCTGATATAGCTTTACCTAATGTTATTTGTCCATAAGTGTTTTGCCCTCGTTTTTGGTCCCATTTATCACGCATCAACCCTGAATCTCGGAAAATAGTATCCATTTTGTCATAATCTGCTGCTGTCCAAAAAGCTAACATATTTGCAAAAGCTAGATCTGCATCTGACTGCGAAGCGTAATATGCTTCCCAATTTCCCTCGTACAATGTTTTAAAGTATGGACCATTTTGGCTATTATATGCTTTTTCCAATATTTCACTTTCAGACAAATCATTTGATGAATTTTGATGCTTAGTTAGTGATGTGTTTTCAATTGTCCCAATATATTTCGTATGCAAGTATTGTATTGCTGATGTCGCTTCATTGACTTGTCTGTAGTTATCAATTACTTGACCAGTCATAACGAAAAACCGACCGTCCGGGTACATTTCAATATTACCTTTGCGCCGACCACCTTCCGGGAAATCGCCCTTTGCAATAATATGAATACCTGTCCCACTCACACTGTACTCAGTGTAGCTAGCTAACGTTTGAATAAACTCACCAGCAATATTTTCAGTATTTCCATATAAATAATCTTGAATATCGTCTTTTATGTCGTCTATATCCACGCCAAAATACGGCGCCTTGAAGTAAAATCCTAAACCATCAAAGTGATATTTTTCGAGTGAAGCAAGGGCAGTTTCAAAATCTGCCCAAGTTCGCTCGTCTACACTATTACCATATGCTCCAGTATTTGCGTTCATTGGTATCTTTTTATTTTTGCCGCGCTCTTCATCCCAAACCAGTTGAAAAGCGCACCATTGTTTTTAATTTTTTTAATTCGTCTGGAATTTGTTCGTACACGTTTGTGCGCTCCTCTCATTGTTTAGAACGGTAGATCGTTTTCACTTATTACTACTGGTGTTGGTTCGTTTTCTTTCTTTTTAAACACATGTTGTAGAGGTCCAGTAATTTTGCTTTCAGCCCATGCTTTTACATTTAGATTTTTATAAATTTGCCCATTATATTCAGATTCTTCGTTTTTCACTGTAACTTGGCAGGTTTTAGTCAACAAGTCTTGTAGCAGTTCGTTTACTGTGTTATAGTCTTTTCCATTTGGAAGTTGGATAGCTTTCGCAATCGTATTTAATGCCGTTTGACTATATTCATTTGTTGCTTTTGCTTTCCATACTCTGTGAAAAATATGCGCATTTTGAAATTTTTGATTTACATCGTTACGAATAATCAAATCAATATTAATGAACTCCGCACCATTTTTTGTTGCGTCTTCATTTGCATTATATAAAACAACCTCGTACGTACCATTTTCTACTCCATTTGTGAAAACATCATTATGATCTACTTTAAACATTTTTAAATTCCTTCTTTCGTTTTTTTATTTGATAAATCCTCGTGCTTTTCCTTGATGGAATGCCCATCCATTTTTATAATTGTGTTCTTTTGCATATTCATATAATTCTTTCATATTCTTACATTCGCCTGGACTGCTATAATTTACTTTAAAAACGGCTTCGGTTATTTCTTGTAGCTCTGCTCCCTCATCGATTTGTATTGGTTTTACTTCCACTTTGAATTCATGTCCACAATGCTCGCATTTTTTTGTCTGTCTGGCTAACTGTCATAAAACACTCTTTGCAAATTTTACACAGGTGCCTCTGCTTTTGTTGCATTACTTCCTTTACGAGGTGCTAAGGACCATGTTCGTTCCATATCTGGCAGACCGAAACGTTTTACATTACCTACATGGTCGATGATGATAGCTGTTTTATTATGTTTATAACGCATGCCTCTCATGGATTGTTGAATATACAATGATAATGATTGTGTAGGTCTTAGCATAATCACCGTGGAGCAATCCGGAACATCAAAGCCTTCGCCAATAAGGTCAAGATTGCAAAGGACCTTTATTTCTCCTTCTCGAAACCGTTTTATGATGTCATCTCGAATGAGTTTAGGTGTTTTACCGTCAATATGTGCGGATGAAATGCCTACTGCATTAAAACTAGCTGCCATTTTTTCGCTTTGATATATCGAACTAGCATAAAGAATTGCTTGCTCTCCGTTAGCTAATTTTTGATAATGCTGTATGACATCGCCCCAAACCATTTTCTTATTGAATTGATCATCAAGACCAGTCATATCAAACTCACCAGTTCGTTTAACGTTTAATGTTTCTGTTTGAACGATTTCAGGAGCATAGTATTTATAATGTGCTAAAAACTGATTTTCTATTAACCACTTCACATTAACTTTTTCGATTAATGTGTCATTTATATCTCCTAAACCACCTCCATTAATCCTCACTGGCGTTGCAGTAAATCCAACGACCTTCGCTTTAGAAAAGTGATGAATTTATTTTTTTGTAACTATTTGCTAACACATGATGACTTTCATCAATTATGATTAACGAAGGCTCCGAAGTTTTGTTTAGACGTCTAACTATCGTTTGAACCATACCCAATTTGACGAAACTCATATCCACTTCACTCATAATGAGTGTGTTTCTGATTTGGTCAATCAACTCTTTTCGGTGTACTAGGAAAAGAACATGGTTTTTATTATGTGTTGTCATACGAATTATTTCCGATAAAATAACCGATTTACCTGCACCTATCCACAGGGAGCAACGACGCACGGTCTATTATATCCCTGTAAAAAAGCCCCCTTTACATCGTTTATAATTTCTTGTTGATATTCTCTAAGCTTTAGCATCAATATCACCGATTTTGAATAGGTCTTCTTGTTTGCAACCTTTTCGACTATCAATTTGATTTTTAGCAAATACAGCGTTGGTTGGTTGTAAAATAAACCCGCGTTTTTCTTCTTCTGAATCGTAAATTAATCTTGCTACTACGTCACATAGCCCCATCGCGTTTGTTAATATTTTATTAGCAATCTGTGGATAAGAACGATTGTAAATTTGTCCTTCTGGCGTTTGCCACTGGTCAGATGTTTCCCATGCAGTAATTAAAATATTTTTACCAAATGACTTCAAATATCTTATGGCATCAATCATCATGAATTGCATTTGTTGATAATTTGCCATAGATGGAACACGATTATTTTTCCCTTCTTTACCAAGCTGCGCTAAAATAGAACGTTCAAGCTCTGATATGTTATCAATTACAATGTTGTTATAGTTGTTTAAATAACTATCATTAATTTCTTTTAACAGTTGTGGAAAAGTAATAAATGGTGTCATTGTATCAGCGGTGACTATATCAATATTTTCTTGACCTTTCAAAACGCTGGTGGTCCTATCAATATCAACTACTAATGTTTTTCCTTCTAAAAATTTAATGGTGCTTGTTTTTCCTATGCCCGGCGCTGAATAGATAAGTCTGAGTTTATTTACATCTTGCAAAGTTGATGCGCTTTTTATTTCTAACAATGAAATCCCTCCCTATTTTTAACTGATACGTAAATGTTCCGTTTGAATGAGTGTTGCTCCAGGCACATCAATACCTTTTTTAAGATCATCTTTTAATCTTGTTTTATCTAATTTTTTCGGTTGCTCAACCAAGTAGGCAATCAGTTTGCTCTCGTCTTCTACAGCTACACTAGGGGGGCTTTTTCTGATTCCTAATGTAAATAGATTCGTTCTGATTTTAGGCTTGTTGGCAGTTTCCATCGCGTCCTGTAGGGATTGTTTTAATCGTTTGATATTGTTGTTGATTGTTGTTTTACGTTCCGACAATCGCTTGATTTCCGTTTCTAAAACAAGTGATTGACCTTCTAGCTCTTTAATAACAAATGCTACGTTTTCAGCTTTCGTTTCTAATTCATCATCAATGCTTTCAAGTGTATCTTTTAATAGTTCCGGATCAAGCTGCTCCGCTAGATTTAACAACTGTTGATATTTCCCTTGAATTGAATATAATGTTGACATTTTAATCATCCCCTTTCAAAAATGCTGTTGCGGTTATTTTATCTTTTGATGCAGAATACCACTTCACATTGTTTCTTTCGTCAAATTGTGGCTTATTTACATTAGATACAAACAAATTAGCTTTATCTATATCTGCATTATATATACTAAAACTTACTGCATCTGATTGTTCATATAGCTCATTTATTAATTTAACATCACTGTCCACTTTCACTTTTTTCACTTGAGTTGCTGGTATGTTAAAGGATGAAAATCCGTCTTCATCTTCAACAGTAAGCAAACCATTATTATTAATCAGAACATGAAACTGCTCTCCGTCGACACATAATTCAACTACACCAGTTCTATCCTGCACCTCTACTTTATCACCAACAAAAATACTCATTTAATCGCCTCCAATTCATTTTTATAGTCCCACATATCTTGCGATAATTTATCCAAACCAATCGCGAATCTTTCTAGGTCTTTTGGTGTTTTAATGATTGATCTACTCAATTCTTTGCTTTTTCTGTGAAGCAAACTGTTTGCTTCGTTAATGATGATTTGTTTTGTCATTTTTTCATACCTCCTGTTTTTTTATTACTACTTCTAAAAACTTTTTAACTTTACACATAATAACCTGTTGTGAGATACTTAACGTAAAAAGGATGATTAGAAATATGATTACACCAAACTATGATGGTCAAATCAAAAAAGTGTTAACTGAAATACGAGATAAACATTTTCACGAAGATAATTCTTTTCCTGAATTATCAAGAAGTGATTTGATGGATTTATTAAATGATTGTGAATATCAAGGTTATCTGTCATATAAATCACAGAAACAAAAGCTAATTATTCCATATATGAACGGAGGATTTGCTTTACACCCATCAGCGTTTGTCACTCGTAACGGTCGAAATTTCATTGAAAAAGGAGATGAATCAATAGTAATGCCTACACATCAATTCAATATCAACAATGTTTATGGTTCTTCATTTGGCGATAATAACTCTGTTACAAATTACTTCTCCAATATTACTATCGAAGACTTAAAGCCACTTGTTGAAAGTATTGAAGACCCTACTGACAAAAAAGAAGGAACAGAGTTAATAAAGACTCTTGAGACAGAAGATATTAAACCTGGTTTTCTTAACCGATTTGACAAATTAGTAGGAAAATATCCAAAAATAGCTGAATTAGTCAGTAAAATTATTATATCAACCGTGTTTGGTAATTGAGGCAGATATTATCTGCCTTTTTTTCTACAAACACTACACGATTCATCATTCGTTTTCCCTCTCTTTCTTCCAAATTGCACATTCTAAATTTCTTTTAATATAATCAATATCCGTTATTTCTTTAAAATCCTCTTTTAATATTTTTCGATCAGATTCAAAATAAACGAACCCTGAGTTATCAAAGTCATAGATAACTTCTGTTTTACCTGCTAAAGCGTTATTTATATTAAAGTTTCTGAATGTCATATCCATGTTGTATTTTTGTCGAAGTTCTTCATATGCATTGATTAGCTCCTTGAATGACGTTTTTGGAGTCATCCAATCGCTTTTATATTTTTTGAACTTCGGCACCCACTCTGGCTTAAGCTCTTTAAGTGAATTTTTAGCAATAATTAAAGGCGTTCTGTTAATAGCTATATGTCCTCTTGCTTCAAATCCTAACAATTCAGTAACTTCATTCAAAAAGGCGTCTGTATCTTGATTGTATGTCTTGTCTAAATACTCATATGCTTTTGTACCTTTTTCAATGCTGTAATAGTTTGTCATTCGTCCTCCTCCTTCTTCAAAGCATTCACCATTTTATCTATTTCTTCCTGCGTGTATCCTATAACTATATTTTCAAAACCAACTTCGAACCCTTTTGCAAAATGTTTTCCTAACTCTTCTATTGCTGTTCTATCAAGGTTCATTTCCGTATAACATTCGTCTTCTGGTGCTATTTTTAATTCGTGCGTTTTAGTCATTTATCCCAAACTCCTTCCGCACATTGGGCAATATTTTATATGGATTTCTGTGTAAAATCTGGGATAACCTTCCGCTTCTTCAACTGCTAAACAATGCACAGAATCCCCTAAAAAGTTAATACAACTTTCCAGTTTCACATGTGCATAATCGCCTACGCACTCAAGTTCTAGCTTTGTGTTATCACTAGTACAAAATTCGCACATTATTCCGCCACCTCTTTCAAAATAAAATCAATCACTCTGTAATATCTCTTTCTAAGCTTTTCATTATCTTTATGCGTTTGTTCAACAGACGCTTTAAGCTCATCTAATGTTCCTTGAAAACAACCAGTTGTCCATATGTCTAATTCTTTGATATATGCTATTTGGTTGTTTTTACGTGTCGTATCTACTTGTACGCAGATAACTGTTAAGCCTTCTACATGTTGCCAGTTTACCCAATTTAAATTTGCGTCACTTAAATCTACACCTCTGAAATTTGCATTACTTAAATTGACATTACTTAAATCTGCATTACTTAAATTTGCATTATTTAAGTCTGCAATACTTAAATTTGCATAACTTAAATTTACATTACTTAAATCTGCACCTCTTAAATCTGCAAATCTTAAATTTGCACCTCTTAAATTTGCACCTCTTAAATTTGCATTACTTAAATATGCAAGTCTTAAATTTGCAAATCTTAAATTTGTGTTTTTTAAGTCTGCATTACTTAAATCCGCTCTATCGCCACCTTCGTTGCGCAGCCATTTCCCATGATTCTCTAATATGATGTCTAACTCTTCTTGATTCACTCCGCCACCTCCAATAAATCCGGATTTTCGTGTATGTTGCCTATAACTGTCATAGCTGCTGAATCAACGCTAGCATCAAAGTAGAATCTTGTATCGAAATCTTCGGGATCTTCTCTTGTAATTTTAATTCCGTCGATTTCATCCGGTATCGCTTCGCCACTTACAGCAGGAGGCTTAATCAAATCAAGATAATACGCACATATATCCGTGTCATATTTAACCACTCCAATGTATTCTACTTCTTGGTAGTATCCCATTGGCCAGTGTTCTAAAACTACTTGCACAATGTCATTTTCAAAAATAGTTTTTTCGTCTTCATCTTCGCGACCTATACAGCTTCCAAGTGTTTTTTCGTCTATCGCGTGCATGTTATTAATAATAAAATGTGCATAAGTTAATGTGCTAGCGCCTTTTCGTTCATCTGCAAAAATGAAAGTAGCGCTATCCTCAAACTGCATTAAATTACCGTAAACCCATTCTCCGTTATCTATTCGTTTACCTCTAAACTCAATCTCTCTCATGCTTCACCCTCCAAATCTCTAACAGGAACAGCAAACTGCCAATAACGCTCATCCATTTCTTTGATTTTTGCTTCTGTAAATTGTGTTTTAAAAATGTCATTTTGAACACTATCACTTAAAGACAGACGACCATCATTTCGTACATTGAGATACCCCAAAGAATTAGTAATAAGTTGTACATAATAAAGCGGTTCTTTCTCGCCTTCGTAGCCGTCAAGCCAAGCGCGTGCAAGCAATTCACCATTTTCATTATTGTTTTCCATGATCCAGTCGTAGACATTTTCATCTAGCGAAGCTCTAGAAGTTAATAAATCGCACAATAAATCATGAAGTGTATGACCATCTTCTTTAGAATGATTTTCCAAAAAATCACCTACTAATTGTGGAACTACTACCAACTCTGCTTCCTTTTCTTTAGCAATAAAACAATCTTTAGTAGCTATTATCTTGTCCTTAGAAACTTTCACTAAAGAGTTGCCTGTTCCAAACTCTTTACCGTTGTACCAACCACTTAACAATTCATTGCCTGCAATTACGTGTACGTTTTCGCCTTCTTTAAATCTCATGCTTGTTCCTCCTTGATTTTTTTAGTAGTTAATATAATGCGAATAGGTCGCATCTGCTTCTTTTCGCCAACCATTTATCTCGTTTTTTGATTCCCTTCTATAATTGATTCTGTGATTTCTTATATAGTTTTTAACTAAGCAATAAGACAAATTCATTTCTGCTGAAATCTCTTTGATTGTGTACCCTTGATTTCCAAGATGACGAATCATTTTGTCATCTTCTTTAGACATGTGTTTGTTTGTCAGTCCTAACAGTACCTTTCTTGCCGCTACAGAGGCTTTTGTTCTTCTTAATCGTTCAGCTAATTGGTCATTCGACATAATAATATAATTATTTTTTAGTATCTCATCTTCTTTTTTGGTCCACGGACGCCTAATAAAAGAAACTGAAGAATCTCTTTTTCTTAACTTCACTAGTCTGTTTATAACTGCATCTTTTGTACGTCCTAAAAATTCGGCAGCTTTGCTAATATTGTCGTCGTTTTCATAAACAAAATACTCTAAATAAATATCCTCATCTTCTGTCCACTCCGAGTTTTTACTGATTCCAAGTCGCACCGCTTTGTTTTTTATTTGAATGATAAGAGCGATTTAAAAAATTAGCTATTATTTCAGTGTCTACGTATTCGTAATTATTCTGTAAAACTCTGATTTCCTCATCTGTCCAATTTTTTCGCATCTAATCACCTCGCTACGCAATCTGCATCAAGACAGATAACATTTTTTGATCATCTTTCTTTTGTAATTCGTCTAACACATGCGCATAGGTTTCTTGTGTGACACCTACGTCAGCATGTCCTAATCGTGCTGAAATCGTATGAATCGAAACACCTTCTGCCAGCAATACGCTTGCATGCGTATGCCGTAATGCGTGAAAGCTAATCTGTGTAATTCCTGTTTCTTTGCATTTAGCAGCTAAAAAATTGTTGATGGTTGAATTGAATTGACGTTTGTAAGTGCCGTCTCCAAATTTTTCAACGAAAATGGGTTCGTCTTCTGGAAAATTTTTATAAGCGGTTTGAACTGTCCGACAATCTGCCAGTCTATTTTGATGGTCCTTTCTGACGACAATGTTTTTGTTTTAGCAAATCCCTTGTTATATTTGTAATCCCATGTCTTGTTGATAGATATAGTCTGTGCTGTCCAG